CCTATTTTAGCTTGACCATTAGATGTTTGCAGCTCTTGAATAGGCACTTTACCAGGGTTTATATCACCGTCAACAGTCTTAGATCTACCAACAATACTACCAGTTTGAAAGTACATGTTTAAAGCTTCTTGCGGATTGTAATTTGTACCATTACCTAAGTCAACTTCAGACAAGCCATCAACATCTACAAACACACCATCTGGTACCATACGAGCAAGTACTTGTTGTATTTTTAAATGAGTTAGCTGTATCATATCTGCAAACCCAATACACTTACTTACTAAACTCTCTATTCTACCTTTATACATACGAGGGGCAGATATAGCATAATTCATTTGAACTTTAGTCTGATCGCTGTAAGGTCTTGTCATGTTTTCGCTCAACTCCCACTTAAGCATTTTTTCGTGCCCAAGTATTTTAGCACCGCTGTATAAAACCTCTATAGCTCTATGTACTCTTTCAAAATTATCGTTAGCTGGCGGATTAAAATCGCCTGGTTTTTCTAAAGCTTTTTCTAAACCTTGATCTGTTTCTTTTATTTTAAATACTTGATTATTGTAAGTTTTGTATTCAAAATATAAAACCTGAACATTATTGTAACTATCATCTTGACCCCAATAGTTTCTAGTGTAATTAGAATCACCAGGATATTTTTGTATCTCCTCTAATTCAGCGTCAGTTAAATACGGAAATTGTTTTTTAACTTCTTCTAAGCTTACACTTTTAACTTCACCAACGTAATATGTATCTTCAAAGTTAGGATCTTCTGTGTACGAATAAACTAAATTAGCAGGGTCTACATAATCAATTGTTATACCATTAGCTAAATTAAAATCTGTTTTAGCGCAGCTGATACCTATAGTAACTAAATCGTAAGCTAATCTTTTCTTTAACTCATGATACTTATTAAAACTAAAAACATTCTGTATAAGCTCTTCTTCAGCTATTTCAATAGCTTGCTTATAACTAAGCTGCATGTGAAGTTCTAGTTCTTCTTTAGTTCTAGGCAAATCATCCGCAGGTACATTAGTGTTTTTTAAGTTTACACCTAAGTTTCCTTCTGCTTGAGCTATAAGATCTTTAGCAAAAGCGTCTTTAGCTAAACCAGTAGCGTGAGCTGTTCTTTTTTTAGTGGAGTAAGGGTCTGTGGCAAAAGATTTTATTTCATAACCTTTATCAGTCATACCATTAACTACAATATCTACAAACTTAGATAACACAGCAACAGGTTTCCAGTCTAAATTTAAATAAGACAAATCACCATTAATTGACAACTCATCTTTATACTTAGCTACAGATTGTTCGCCTCTAGCATATAATCTTAATCTATGAAAATCTTGCCAGTTATTACCAAAGCGACCACCAGCTCCTAACCCACGATCACCTCTAAACCATTCGTTCTCAATAGCTCTACCTACTTGATAACCGTAGTCTAAAGTATTCTTTTCTGCATCCGGTACCACCTGACTTGGAAAGGAACTATTTACATTAGTATAAACCATTTATTGTATTATTTTTGAAATGTAACCTGTGTTATCATATTTTTTAAACGATATGTTAACTGGATCTCGTTGTTGTATGTTTACTGGTGTATATTTATTTTTATTACAAGCCATTATGGCTAAGCCAGAGCTAATCGTAGCGTCAAATTTTGTTCTGTTGTTTATATTAAATTTAGCCCAATCTTCTAAAGTTCTTTGAAAATACATATCACCGCATCCATTTTCACTCAAACCCACGTAGTCTTCTATATATGATTCTATAGCGGCAGCGTGAGCTTGCTTAATATCTTCACTTGAATTAGGTATACCACCTATTTCTCTTTCTGCAACAGACAGTTTATTGTATATTTTATCTGGTCTGTTCATTGAAAATTTTCTATAACCTCTACGTTTTAAATAATATAATAATCGAGGTTTGTTATTCTCTGCAAGTATAGGCATGCCGTAAAAATGCAACGCCATTAAAACATCTTCAAAGAATATTTCAGCTGTTGGAGGTCTTGATATATATTCTAAAAAGAACATATTAAAAGGAGCTTGCTCCATACTAAATTTAGTTAAACCGTGTAAAGACCCTTTTGAACCACGCTTGTCTACTGTTCCAGATATATCGTAACTATCACAACCAAAAGCCCCTACGTGATCATTACCTGGAAACTTCACTCCGTTTTTTATTATTACACGATTTTGTAGATTTATAGGTGGAATCCATGAAACTAAAAATCTACCATTATTATCTGGTACAAAGCTAACACTAGTGTCTTTTATACCACCAGCCCATTGAAAGTTACCTTGAGTAACCATAGCTTTGTTTTTCATGTCTTCATTGTGATCTATTTGCTCGTAAATCTTGGTTAGATTAAATAAAGATAACTTTGCTTCGTCTCTAAACGCGTGTTTTTCTGTTCGTGGAAACTGACGGTAATATTCATTTAAACTATCCTGATCATTTCTAAGACCATCAACTTCGTTTTCCCAGTGTTCTATAACTCCTGTGGTAATTAAGTCGCCCTGTGGATCTTTAACCGCGTCTCTTGGTGAGTCGAATACAGGTACTCCATGAGAATCAATGAACCCTTCGTAGTTCCATTCCATAGGTATGAACAAACTATATAATCCCGAGCTAGTCTGTCCATTGCGGTTTCTTTGTGTGACGTCTGATGCATAGTATAGTTTTTTAAAGTTATCACCACCTTTGTCTAAAGCATTGCTTGTAGATCCCATCATGCACTTACCAACAACTTTACTACCTAATCTTAATGTTGTTTTTGTAACTCGCCAGTTGTTTAAAATGTTATCTGGACGCTCCCACTTACCTGATTCATCGTGGGCAAGGAGTTTAAGCTTTTCACCGTCATATGAGTTGTCACCTGTATTTTTCCAGTCGATCGTTGTATCAAGTCCTTCAAGCTCTTCTGGCGCTTCGCCTTGATCAAGTTTTCTTCTTGTAAGCTTTGATGCTGGTACCCTATATGCGAGTTCTGTTTTCGGTCTATCCATACCATCTTGTATGGGTTTAAAAAAGAACGGGTAGTTGATTGATATTGGCACAACTTTATCGGTAAACATTTTTTTTGCGTCAGCACCTGACTTTGATAATATTCCAAAACGTGAGTCGGAAGATATAGTCGCTTTGTGTACAAGTTCTGATGATGCCATAAAGGAAAAACCAGACCGTCTATTTTTGAGGTAGCACATACCATAACATCGTTGATCTGCTTTGCACGCTTCCCAGAATATAAAGAAAAGTCTATTTGATTCTCTGTAATCTGCTGCCCCAACGTCAATTTTAGACCACTGCAAGAACATGTAATGAGAACCAGTAATATAAGTAGGTACACCTTTGTTTTTAAACCAGAAACCTTCTTCTCTTCTTCTAAACTCTTCATCAATGTAATCATACCATTCTTCCTTAAAATTAACTGGATATCTTTCCCAGTCAAATACGCTTTTAATTTTAGCTAATTGTTTTGGGTACTCTGCCTTTACCCAACGCTGATCTTTTTCTTTATCAGATACAACGTAAACGTTTTCAGGAATAGCTGGTAAAGCTATTTTAAGGTTTTGTATTTCAACTACATCACCTACCGTGCCGTCTTTACTTATAACTATAACGTCGTTTTCAACGTCATATCCATACTCCCATTTTTTATACCTATTGTTTCTTTTTAAAACTTTAGGTTTAATGTGGTTTTTTACTATTGTTACTAAAGACTGCTCGTACATTATCTTGATCTACCCTCAGCGAAACCTTTAAAACTTTTTTCTTTAGTGTTTTGAGGTTTTTCTTCAAGCATATTTTTTTCTTCTTCTATTCTAGCTAATATCTCAAAGGCGTCAAATATAGCAAGCTTTTTAGTAGCAGCCGCGTTTTTAAGTCTATCTGCAGAAACATCATCTTCTGTATTAGTAATGATTTTTTCTTCAGCAACCTTGATTAACTCATCAACTGCTTTTCGCCCAGCTTGGATTATACTCTTCCTCGTTTCCTTTGAACTCATACTTAACTAAAATATCATTTGATTGCATACAATAAAGTCTTTGCTTATCTACGATAAACTCAAACTCTCTATTTGGTTTAAAACCAACTAAATCACCTTCGTGTATACCAAGTGATTGTAATGTTTTATTACCTATTTTTACTATACCTTTATTTTTTTGCTCTGGTTCTAAAGACCATTTATCTTTATTTTTAATTGGCATAATAAAACATCTTTCACCTACAGCTATCCACTTAACTATACGTTTGTATAAATATATTTGATCATATTGACAAAAATACTTATTGTCATCAAACGTTTTACTACTGTCAACTGCTTCACCTTTTAGGTTGTAATATCTTCTAAATACATTATGATGTATAATAACTTCATCATCTTCTTGTATCGGCGTATCAAAAGCAGTTGGTGTAGTAAGCACAACGGCTTTCCTGTTTATAAGCTTAAAGTTTTCTATACTAGAATTAACTATAAGTTTATCGCCTTCTATATCAATTTCATTGTTATACCTTTTTCCATTTGGCACAACTATAAAATCAAAAACACTTCTCATTAATATTCTAAATCATATTCAACAGATATAGCCATGTTAGAATTAAACTTCTTCCATGGCAATACCTCGTTGTTTTTCTTTATGAATATGTTATAAGAAGCATCATCGTCTTCAAACAGAATATGTGATATCTCATGACCGCCGTAGACCTGTTGGCCTAACGCATAGTGCATAGCATCATTCTTATAATCAGAACCAATACTGATTTTTCTTATAACAGTACTCATTACTCTTCTGATTTTATAACTTGCAAACCATCGTCATCATATTCTTTTTCGATTTCAGTATAACTACCATCTTCGAGATTAATATTTACAGAACCATACTTTGTTTCAAGTTCTTTTTTAGTCTCTTCGATAGACTCGTTAATACCAGCAATCTTATGAAGCATAGCATGCTTACTAGCCTCAAGTTGACCTATTTGATTGATAACTGTTCCTAACTCTGTTTGTTGATCTTTAATTGTTTTAAGCTCTTCAGCTGTAACTTTATTTGCCATTTGATTTAATTTAAATTATTTACTTATTTATTATTACTCGATTTCTTTGCTTTTTCCCATGTACGACCTACAAAATAAGCGCCGTACACTGTTATTAATAGCGACTGAAATATTGGAATATATTCTTGTGCAACTTCAAAACCACCTACGTTACCATCAGCAAATGCTAGAATAGTAAATATAGATGTAAGATAAACCAGTACAAGTGGTCGAATGTTTTTAGATAAAAATGAATCTGATTGCATATCCATTTTCCATCTTTCGGTAACTTGCACTTGTGCATCTTGATCTGCTTTTTCCAATAACTCTTGAATCTTTTGCTTAGCAGCTAATCTTTCTTCATCTGTAGTTGTAAGCTTATCGATTACATTGCCTACGTCTTTAATTAAACCACCAGTTAAAAGACTTAAAAGTTTTTTCATTTATCTAAATATTTTTCCAATAGCTCTACCAAGCATTGTTCCGTCTTGATTTAAATCACTAAACACAGTGTCGCCATCTTTATTTGAATCATACAAAGGTCTAGCTGCATCATAACCAGGAGAACTTGAATCTAATATAGGTTTTTTAAATGAGCTTTTTGGTTGAGGATTTGATGGTGGAAAAAAGTTAGCACCAGCTGGCTTTTTACGCATTTCTGCTTTTTCTTCTTTAGTAGCTAGCTTACCTCCATAACCAGTGTTATGCAAAGCAGAATCTTTATTAGCTGGTGACTCATGACCCATTTTATATGGAGACATTTCCATAGCTGACGCTTTGTCTGCAACCGGGTTTTTTGTTTCTAAGTTTACAACTTTTTGAGCGTCAGACTCTTGGTAAGCTACAGAACCTTCCATCATTAATCCTGCTGGTTTTCCTTTGTGGTCTTTCATTTGTACGCATGAAGAACCTTTTTTTTGTATTGGGTTATTATAAGCCATTTTTTATTATTTATTGTTGAAATTGTTGTAAATATTTTTGTAGCTCAGAACCATAAGTTAATTCTACTTTAGGATCTTTACCTCTTTTCTTTAATTTACGATACTTGTCTGCATCAATTTGGTTACCTTTGGCGTCAAAGTAGCTTTCAGTTATACCATAAAGATCTGTAGGGTCAGCAGTATAGGAACTCGAACCATATCTACCTGAAGTTGTTTTTGTGTCATCAAAAATACTTGTTCCAAAACGACCTAGCCCAGGTTGATCTGAAGTTCCTTGTACATATCGAACTTGTTGACCTTCTTCAAATTGTTCACCAGGGAAAAATGGTGTCTTGGAATTTCTTTGTTTCCTAGTAAACTGATCTTGATTAAAATAACTAGCTCGTTTTAAAGCGTAATTCGCTTCTTGCGCAGCCATATTTCTAGCTTCCTCAGGTGTTTTTCCTTTTGATAAATAATTAGTGTATGTTTGAGAAAACATATCCCCAGCGTTTTCTAAAGCAGCAGTTCTAGCCCCAGCAACCTCACTATTAAAAGTTTCAAACGCAGACATTGAAGCTTGTTGCTCTTGAGCTTCAGTAGCGTCACCAATAGTAAACTGTTGAGATGTAGCTTTGTTTTGCTGATTAAGTTCAAACTTTTGCTTTTCTTGTTTTATTTTAGCTTCATTAGCTATATCAATAGATTCATTAATATTTTGAGTTTTTAAATTTTCTTTTGCTTGTAGCTGTAACGCTTTTTTATCTTGAGCGGCTCTTTTTTCTGGAGACAAAGCCATATAAGCAGCTTCACTTTCTGGAGTTGATTCTAAGTAGTTTGTGCCAGTAACATGTTCTTGTTTCTCTACCGCGCTTGGATCAAATTTAGCTGTAGTGCTGCCTTGAAATGTAGATCTTGTTCCTCCAGGTAGTACGTCAGAAAAAGTACTAGTATTAGCACTATCACCTGCATGACTATGACCGCCCCCTGCAGTGTGTGGATCTGTATCTTTAAAAGGGCTTGTCTTTTTAAGTAGACTACTTGTTTTCTGGAAATTTAATCCGCGGTTCATTCGTTCTACTATACTTGGTTTGTATGCCATAATTATATTTTTATGCGTTTCTATATGCCTCGGCTTCCCATGGTAAATTCTTTGCGCCTTCTTTTATACTTGATCTAGGTATTGTTTTACCTTTCCAATAAACATTTTTATCGTCATAATCAAGATCACCTCTACGCATTTGGTTTATATGAACCATTTCGTGGTTAATTACATCTTGTGTTTTACCACATGGCACATCTTTATTTATAATTATAGTACCATTATTATTAGCCTTACCTAACACACCATCTTCCATATCAACATGGTAAACTGGAGTATTGTCTATTGGGAACGGGGGTGCTAGTTTAAATGCCATTAGTTTCTATATGGAAATTTTTCGTTAAACCACTCTTGTCTATTATTACAACCACAGTTTATGTTTAGACCTTCAGCCATTTTATCAACTACTGTTTTAATACCAGTAGCTTTAGTAAACTTAGCTATGTCGTCGCCTAAACCTTTTGATTTCATTATTTATAACAATGAGCTTTAGCTGGTGATCCATGATGTTCTCTGTCATACTTCATATCACCTGCTAATTTAGATATATGTTTTTCGTCTGCAGTCATGTTCTCGTCACTATGGCCATGTTTAGCATCATAGTTGATATCTTCTTTTAGATAATGAATATGAGCCCCATCGTCAGCAACTGATGCTCTGTAGTTTTTCTTTGTCACTGGAGTTTCACAGCATCTTGCGTTGCCAGTGTACTCACCATAATGTCCTTTTTCCATAATTACCATTTTACTTTGTCAGCCCAGTAAGCAGCAGACATTTTACCTTTTTTAATGTTTTTTGCGTGACGCGCTTTAAAACTAGCACGTCTTGCTTTTGATTTTGAATCTTGCTTTTTACCAGCAGTACTTACACCTTGTTGGCCAAACCTAATTATTTTTTCTTTACCATTTTCACAAGCTTTAACAACATGTGATTTAGTTTTGTGGCTTGGTGTTTTTCTAGGCTTGTTACACTTTAAGGTTTTTTTATCTACTTTAGACACCTTGAGCTTTTTTGGTTATTGGTCCGGGAGTATAAGTACACGCTGCAGTTTTAATTTTCATACCAGTAATACCAGAGCTACTACCAACACCCATTGGAAAACCGCTAGTATCTAGTGGCCCATCCCAAACATGAGACTCTCCTACTTGCCCTTCAAGTGTTGGTTTACCTAATAACTTACTTATTTTATGATCCATAACTATTTATTTTAATTGTTTATATAGACCTGGGTTTTCAGAGTGACCACCTGGTCCGAATGCTTTTTCTTGAGCTTCACTCATTTGAAACGCCGCTCCAACAGAAGCTTGTCTCATTGCTGGGTTACCAAAAGCAGCTTCTGCCATACCCATTGTTTGTTGATTAAATACAGGTTGAGCTGTACCCATCATGTTTGCTTGCACTGGAACTTCATAGCTAAAAGCTTGAGGTTGACCTGTTTGTTGACCAGGGATAAAACCTAGCGGTGATTTTTCTTTCATATCTAAAGGGGTTTCGGGTAAGTTCACAGGAGCTCCAACAGCCGCGAGCTCGTCATCAATCATAGCCGGCACTGCGTTTCTACCAGCAAGAACACCGGGTGTAAAATTTCTTAGAAATTCTTCTGCTTGAGAATCTAAAGCCGGAATGCTAGTGGGTTGAAATGCATCTAATTTAGTACTAGCGTCTATTGACGTGCTTTTTAGTTTTTCTTTTTGAACTTCTTTATCTACATTGCTTTGCGGCTCCTGACCTTTTTCTTCAGATATTTTATCCATAGCTTTGTTTTTCAAAGCGTCTCCTATTTTGTCCATACCAGATTGTATTCCAGCGCCAAGTATTTCAGCGCTACGATCAATAACCATAGCAGGATTTCTATAGCTACCGCCACCTTGAATAGCTGGCATAGCTACTCTATTTGGAGAACCTGGAAGTTTTCCTGGTAATTTAAACTTTCCCATATTATCTGTTTTTATCTTTGTTGACTTTATTAATAGCAAACGACAAAACTTTATCACTATAAGTCTTGCCTTTCATTATGCTATTACGTCTGGCGCTAGTAGGTATATCTTCTTCACCTAGCATAATTCTATACATGCGTGATATTAACTGTTTACCTTTGAACGATACTTTATATATGTTGTACTTTTGAGTGGTTCTATTGTATTTTCTCCAAAGTGTAATCCAGTCTTTTTGTAAAAGCTTGTTCCAACGTCTATTGTCCCAACTAAAAGAATATGTACCGTCTTCAAAATCTTTACGTGTAAACATATCCATGCAGTCTAAGTATATTAACAACTCTAGCTCTGCATCATTAAGATTATTATTTTTACAAGCCCACTTACGTATTATACGATAATGTTTAAGAAGATTTAAATCTCTAATGTCACTAGCGTCTAATTTCATAATACAACAACTACATCAGTATCTTTTATAACGTAAAAAACATTTTTATCAACCTCAAGTCTATTGCTTGAATGTTTATCGTAAAATATTCTGTTACCTTTTTTAACACCTCTAACGTCATCGCCACAATGAAGCACAGTAGCTTCTTTATAACGAATGTCAAATCGTTGCTTACCAGTTAACATAAGACCGCCATCTGTTTTTTTAATGGTATCTTCTTTTTTATTTTCTATAATTATATTTCTACCTATTGCCTTCATATTCAACTCTTAAATTATTGATTACACAATCTGTAGACAATATAGTGGTAGCCACTGAAGCCGCGTGTTTGAGTGCGCTTTTAGTTACAAGTAATGGATCGATAATACCTTTATCAACCATACTTACAATATCACCTGTAATTACATTAACACCCATACCTTCTTCGGGCGTACCAACCTCTTCCAGTCCAGCGTTACTTAGTATAGTTTTAAACGGTGCTTTAATAGCTTCTAGCAATATCTTTTCACCAGCTGTTTTTGCTTTGGTTTTTTTAGATGCATCAAGCAAAGCTATACCACCTCCTGACACTATACCTTCTTTTACCGCGGCTTTAGTAGCACAGATAGCGTCTTCAACTCTATCTGATTTTTCTTTTAATTCGATTTCTGAATTAGCACCAACTTTAACAACTGCAACTTTACCTGACAACCTAGCTAAACGTTTTTCAAGACGTATAACTTCTCCAGGTGATTTAGCTTTAGCTATTAATTTTTTTACTGAACTAATTAATTTTTTTATTTCTTCAGTAGATGTATCAACTTGCAATATTGTTTCTGTATCATTTGTAATACTTTTATCACAAGCACCTAAGAAGTCTGGATTAATAACATCTAAATCATCTCCAAGATCTTCATTGACTACAATTGCACCAGTAAGTAGAGCTAAATCAGAAAGTGTGTCTTTCTTATTTATACCGTAAGTTGGTGCGTTGATAACGTTTACTTTTATATTACCTTTTACTTTATTCATTGCAAGAGTGGCTAAAACTTCTGTTTCTAAGTCACCTACTATAAGTAAAGGTTTTTTGTTTTTAATTACATACTCTAACACCGACTGTATTTTACGAACAGATTCTATAGGTGATTCTATTAGTAACACTAATGGATTATCAAGCTCAGCTATTCGTTTGTCTTTGCTTGTTATAAAATGCGAGTTAGTTAAACCTTTATCATATTGAACACCGTCAACTAACTCAAGCTCTGTAGTATCTTCGGTTGTTGGCTCCATTACAACGACGCCGTTTTCACCAACAGCTTTAAACGCTTCACCAATTATTTTACCTAGATATTTATCGTTGTTACAACTAATAGTAGCAACGTCATCAAGCATAGTGCCCTCAACAGATATTGCTTTGCTTTCTAAATATTTAATAACATTATCAACAGCTTTATTTATACCTTCTTTAATGTTACGGGTGTTATCTTTATCTAAATTTTTATATGCCTCTGTTAAAATTGAGTGCGCTAGTACTGTAGCTGTTGTTGTTCCGTCTCCAGCTTCTTGCACAGTTTTTCTAGCAGCTTCTTTCAGAAGCGTAGCACCCATATTTTCTACTGGGTCTCTTAGTATAATACTGTTTGCAACAGTTACACCATCTTTAGTAATGACAGGTTTACCTTGATCATCTTCTAGTATAACACATTGGCCGCTAGCTCCGAGTGTGGAGCTAACAGCTTTTGTGAGTTTTTCTATACCTTTAAATACCTTATTCTTTGCGTCTTCCCCAAAGTTAAGGTTTTTAACAATTTTATCTGACATATTTAATTTAATTTAATTTAATTTACTATTCGCGAGTAGCGTATTCAATGGGGTTCAGCAGTAAATCGTCCACACGGTTCCTACTTGTTAATAGTACACCGCAGCATGCGTCCCCCCAATTTATTTTTATTCAAAAGTTTTAACTACCTTAGGTCCTTTTACAAATTCAAGCTTTTTAGTATAATGCTCTATGCTACCATCTATAGCGGCTTCAGCGCCGTCCATAGTTTCTCTACGAGTAACATCCTGCCAAGCTTCTTCTTGATCTTTATATTCAGTTTGAAAATATCCATTTGGTAGTTGTACTATTCGCCAATTAGTTTTATCAGCGATATGCTTCCAAAAGTTTATTTGGTCTTCGGATATTTGTGGTTGACTACTCCACGTACTAGTCTTATAATATAGTGTCATTGGTTTTGGTTTTATGTTAGTTTATTTGGTTGCTCTTTCCCGAGCAGGGTATATCTTATATATCACTTATTTTTAGTGATTTTTACCATGGTACGTCTTTTGCCTCTGTAGGTGGATTGATTTTTTCTTCAATCATAAAGTCTACGTGATCTCCTATGTTTGCTAAGCTGCCATCTGCATTCAACCACTCTTCAACTTGTGATTTTGTTAAATTATCAAAATCTGTAAAACTTTCAGGATCTGGCTCACCAACAATAGATGTTCCAATAGCTTCTGCAGTGTAAGCATTACCGTCAGGATCTGTTTTGTCTGATGTTGCAGTGTAAGTCCAATGTATATTATACACCACGTCTGAAAGAGAATCTTGAGTTGGACGCACATCAAGTTTATTTATTGTCCAATTATATGTGTTTGCCATTTTATATTTATATTAATTCTTTTAACAATATATTCATATTTACATATCGCCACAAGCCATTAGCTTCAAATCTAAACTGCATTCTATCGTTAGCGTTGAATGTAGCTGTTGTGCCAAAATCAAAATTAACAACTTCACCTGCGTTATTACCGTAAGAAGAAGTTACTGATTGAAATAAAGTCCCATTTTTGTAAACCTGCAAAGTAGCAGAGTTTCCTGTTGGACCAGAGGTGTAAGAGCTATATGGATTATTTATTATACTAACTTTACTTACGCAACCCTTGAACGGGGGTCCTACAGTCCCGTAAGCATATGGTATAGCACTTGTCATGCCTGTACTATAAAGAGTTCTAATAGACGTGGTACTGTGATATCCTCTCCAATTTATAAGCATAAACTGTCCTGAAAAATTATCTGCTGTTATTATTTTTGCCATACTACCAACTATTTTGTACTATATTAACCCACTCATATGTAGATGCCCCTGTTTGCATGCACATATCTACGTAGCTATTATTTCCAGATGTCCTATATCTTAATGTTCCGACGTTTGTACTTGCTGCAGCCGAAGTATCATCAGCCATTCTAAT